TCTCAACAGAGAAACAAAGCTCCGCATCGAGAGAACTGTTCCCCTTATGGACTTCGTTATTGAAAACGGAAACCGACTCTGGGGATGCAGATATGGCGAGAATGCGGACGGGACCGTTGTCAACGAGATATACGCATCCAAGCTCGGTGACTTCAAGAATTGGTTCTGCTATATGGGACTCTCAACCGACTCCTATGCGGTCACCTGCGGTACAGACGGACAATGGACGGGTGCTATAACCCACCTCGGATACCCTCTGTTCTTCAAGGAAAACCACCTTCACAAGATATATGGCAACTTCCCTGCCAACTATCAGGTGCAGACAACCGCTTGCAGAGGCGTACAGAGAGGAGCAGGCAATAGTCTCGCCATAGTAAACGAGACACTCTTCTACAAATCGAGAAACGGTATATGCGTATACGACGGCTCACTCCCCACGGACATATCCACCGCATTCGGTGACACTCATTACACCGCCGTAGACGAGACCATCGCAGACCCCTACCGCAACGGTGCCGTGGGCGGTTCTCACAACAACAAATACTACATCTCTATGCGCTCCGAAAAGGACGGCAAGTGGTATTTGTTCGTATTCGACACCTCGGTGGGATTGTGGCATAAAGAAGATAACACAAGGATAGATGCGTTCTGCTCCTGCGACGGCGAGATGTTTTACATCGATCACGAAGACAAGCGTATAAAAACCCTGCTTGGATCGGGAATCAAAGAGCCGGGCAAGATATCTTGGTACGCGGAAAGCGGTGTTATCGGCACATCTATGCCCGACAAAAAATACATCTCAAGTATGTCTATCCGTATGTCCCTCGCAATAGGTTCGGTCGTTACCTTCAGCGCACAGTACGACTCCGACGGAGTGTGGCACACTCTTGCCACCGTAACGGGAACGAACCTGCGCTCATTCTCTTTGCCGATAAGACCGAAGAGGTGCGACCACTTCCGCTTGCGAATAGAGGGCGAAGGCGATGCGAAGATTTACGCTATCACCAAGACCATCGAGCAAGGGAGTGATATCTAATGATTGATATAAGACTTCCCAACATCACCGCCACCGACACCGAGGGCAAGATGTCGCAGATGCAGAGTTATATGCATCAGCTTGTTGAGCAACTCAACTTTGCGCTATCCGCCGTCGACAATGCCATTCAGGGCAATACCGCAAATGTGTCCGTGACCGCGCAGAACAGCTCAAATAGCGCGGAAGATGCGGTAGATACATTCAACTCCATAAAGGCTCTTATCATCAAATCTGCGGATATTGTGTCTGCGTATGAGGAGTCTATGAAGACATCGTTTAACGGAGAGTATATCGCGGTATCCGATTTCGGCACTTACCTTGAAAAGACCGAAAGTAAGGTAGAAGCAAATTCCCACAATATCAGCGAATCATTTGAAAAGATCGAGACGATCACCAACCCCAACGGGGACGGACGGCTCGACGCGCTTGAAAAGGTCAATGGATATATCAAAAGAGGATTTCTCGGAAAATATCCTTCAGGAGACCTTGAGGGACAAGAGGCGTTCGGAATGGCGGTAGGTGAAACCACAGAATACGGGGAATATAAGAACTATGCGTGGTTTACCGCGAAGCGACTCTCGTTTTTCGACGAGAACTTCCAAGAGGTTGCGTACATTGGTTCTACCAAAAACGCAAGCTCGAAGCTCTATATAAATACGGCACACTTCCTTGGTTCGGTTCAGTTCGGCGGATATAAAGCCGATACCACCGACGGCTTGGCATTCGTTTGGATCGGAGGTTAACAATGGCGAGTTCAATTACCATAAAGAGCGATGCATATAAGACCAGATATATGCAACTCGTTTGCGAACAGACGATGATAGACGTGGCTAATAACAAGTCCGTCATTAAGTGGACTCTCTCCTCCGTTGACGGAGAGGTAAACTACTACAGTACCGGTCCGACCTCGGTGTTCATAAACGGCACTTGCGTATATTACAAGGACAGAGTTAGTTATTCAGCAGAAGTATTCCCCGCTGCCAAGGGTAGTGTTGGCGGAACTATGGAGATTAGTCATAACGAAGATGGCACAAAGGGCGTTACAGTTCTCCTCAACACCGTAATTTACCAAGGAAGTTCAAAGGTCAAGGAATATAGCAGTTGGTGGGTACTTGATACTATACAACGCGGAGCAACTTTCACCAATGTCCCTGCAATTTTTGACAACGTCGACCCAACCATTATCGAGTTTGCTAATCCGTCGGAAGAAAACATTGAGGAGATCGTGGCATACATTGCCGACTCAAACCGCAATGCAATAACGCCAATCAGGGAAATTGATACCGCAGAGAGGTCCTATGTGTTCCCCGAAGATGATATCGCGCTTCTTATTTCAAAAGTTCCGAGCAATGGCACAGATGTCTCTGTCACATTCGTGCTTCGCACCACAACCGCGACCGGAAGCGTATACGAGGATTACGCGCCAAGCAACTTCTCTCTACGCGAAACCGAGGACACCGCGCCATCGGTGACAATGACTCTTTCGCCGTCGAATCCATCGTCTATACCATCCGCACTTGCAAGCGAATACATCCAAGGCAAGTCGGGTGTTAGTGCCACCATTACGGCAGAGGGTAGGTACAAAGCCACCATAAGCAAGATGGAGGTAACGGCAGACACCATAGGGGCAGGATGTTTCTTCACCCCACCGTCTGCAAAAGAAACCGCAACCCTTACTACGGAAGCGATAACAACATCTGGGGATGTTGTGGTCATTGGTAGCGCAAAGGACTCAAGAGGGTTTACGGGAGAAGCAAGACAGACAATTTCCGTTCTTGAGTATTCTAAACCGCTTGTTGTACCTTGTGATGGCGAGAACGCTATCAAGTGCTACCGCAGTACGGAAAACGGAGATATAAAGGGCAGTAGTCCGCACGTTTGGATAAAAGCCAAGAGGTCGTACTATAACCTCGGCAGCAGAAACAGATGCGTTCTGCAATGGAGACGGAAGTTGAGCGCAGAGGTTTGGGACTCAAATAATCCCGATCAAAAATGGCACGATCTCCTTACCGCAGATGAGACCGGAGATGAATACAACGCTCTTGTGAGTGAGGAATTCATCCTTACCGAGTCTTATGCGGTACAAATACGCGCTCTCGATGATCTCGGGGATTTCGATGTCAAAGATATCGAAGTACCCACGCAGAATGTCGCGCTCCATCTCGGAGCAGGCGGCAAAAACGTAACAGTTGGTGATTACTGCGATAAAAGCGAGGAATACACCTTCCGATCCGCTTGGAAAGCAATATTCGACAAAGGAATATACGGCGAACTGTTGCCACAGATTGCAATAGATTTGCTTACATACGCAGAGCAATGCCAGATAGGTATAACTCCCATATTCACCGACGGAAACTCTGTTGGTATTCCCACCAACGGCGTTTTTGATTATTCGTCGGGGTTCATAACCAAGAAATCCGACACACGCATAAGCGTTATCTTGTCCAGTTTTTCCACGGGAGACCTCGCTACCAACCTATTCCTTGACGGTGAATGGCAAGGATGGAAATACTTACACACCACATCAACATAAGGAGGAACAATAATGCCATACGAATTCAAAAAATTCACCAAGAGCAAAGACCTCAAAAACGCGGAGGCAAAAGCCGCAGAGTACGACACTTATGTCGAAAGCGATGCGGTGGCAGACTACCGCAACAAAATGACCGAGTATGAGAGCAACAACAAGCCGAAAGAATGGACGGGCGGTACTTACGGACAAGCTCTCAACGATGCTTGGAATAAGATCAACAACCGAAAGGCATTCTCCTACGATCTCAACGGAGATGCGCTTTATCAGCAGTACAAGGACAAGTTCATAAATCAGGGCAGACTTGCAATGGCAGACACCGTCGGTCAGGCATCTGCAATGACGGGTGGATACGGCAATTCCTATGCGGTCACCGCAGGAAATCAGGCATACCAGAGCCACCTGCAGAACCTCAACGATATCGTGCCTCAACTTTACCAAATGGCATACGAAAAGTACGCGCAGGAAGGTCAGGACTTGAAGGACAAGTACAGTATCCTCAACAATATGTACCAGACCGAGTACGGAGAGCATCGTGACGGCGTTGCCGATTACAACGCCGAACTTGCAAGACTCACCGATGCATACAACACCGAGAGGGCGTATGACAGAGGAGTCTTTGAGACCGACAGAACGCACTACACCACCGCCGCGAAGAACCTTTATGACAAAGAGTATGCGGAGCACAATACCAACGAGGCAAACGCTTTCAATACCTATCAGCAGAATAAGACCGAAGAGTATCAGGAAAAACAACTCGATATACAAGAGGCGGCTGCAAAAACAGAAGAAATTGAAGGTCTTACCTTTGAGCAAGCGCAAATTCTCAAGGATATGGCTGACGAGCAGGATTGGGAAGGTATAGACAACTTTATTTCGAGCCTTGCCATATCCGAGGATGGTATGAAAAAGCTCGCAGGAATATGGTTGCCCGAATCATACCTCAATCCGCCCGTATATCCTCAATTGAAGGGACCGTGGCAGCCGTATTTCACCGTCAAATAATATAACCGCAAGGAGGAAACTATGGCAATAAAAAGTGTAAGGGAACTGTTTCAAGACAACGGAAAAAGCAACAAGACTACAACGAGAGGATTTACAAGTGTCCGTGACTTGTATGCTACCGAGGAGAATCTCAAACCCTTCTACGAATCGTTTCAAAGCGCGTTGTCTAATTGGACAACGGCAGCAAACGACTATAGCAAGTCCGTCGGCGAGTATTATAAGAATCTCGATTCCTCCGTATACGGACTTAACGGCGCAAAGGAATGGAAGGACACCGTTTCCTCACGCAACCAATGGCTTCTTGCTGAAGCGGATCGACTAAACAAATTTCTCGATGACTACGGAAGATATTTTGACTCCTCAACTATAGCCGACATACGCAAAATGTTTGGCGAAACAAGAGAGGGACTCAATAACATCCTTTCTCACGCCGATAAGGACATCGAGTATTGGAAGCAGTTCAAAAACGAGGGAGAGTATAAGGACTACTATTACGGCAACAAGTACAAGGACTATACCTATGACGAAGCTTACGAACTTTGGCGTAATAGTCCTTCTGGCTTCCCCGAAGAAGAAAACGAATGGCTTTACAAGAATCTCGATAACTTCAAATCC